CAAGTGCTAAAATATTTGTAAATGGTGAAGATGTACCAAATGTTCAAGATAGTGATCATAAATATTTTAAATATGTTGTTCCATTTTCAAGTCGTTTATCAAGACCTTTGCGAAACATTTATACGTATGCATTCTCGATGAATCCTATTAATGTGGAACCATCGGGAATGTTGGATTTTAGTCAGTTACAGTCAAATAGAACTGTTTTAGATATAAATATGAAACAAGGACTTACAAGTGACTATACACTACACTTATATTATGTAGGATATCAGACGTTCATTTTTGAAAATGGTGTCATGACACTTGTTTAGAGAAAAGAGCATTTTTATGATCGTGAATATACTCAATTATATTATTTTTTATACACCATCTTATGAAATTCAGCTGTGCAACAGTCGTATGTATTTCATTGGATGTACCCGGAACAGTGTACGATATTTTAGACGAACGACAGAATGGGTCAAAAAGTTTTTTACTGTATCCATCTAAACTTGATTTATATGCACAGTGTACACTAAATATTTTACCATCGTTTGTCTTATACGATAAATTGTTTTTCTTTGAATAATTTGTAATAAACCATTCAAGGTTCCGTAGAGAAATGCCTCCAGTTTTATTTAGAATTTCTAAAAGTGTAGCTCTATTCTCGGGAATATTATAAAATGTATCGATCGATGTTAGTAGAATAGCTGATTTATTCATTATTACATTATTCCACGCAATTCTCTAAATCCCTTTCTTGATACTTCACATGCCGGACACCCCGGTTTAAATATACATTCCGATAAATTATGTGTATGACGTATACCTTCATTATTTTTAGAAACCATTTCTATTGGACCTCTAAGTTGAGGTTGATCAATATGACTCCCACACATTCCATTAAGTTTAGCTTTTGCTGTACATGGAGAACCATCCTTTTTAAAACCTCTACAAAAATTTAATGGGTTTGGTATATCCGCGAGTAACAATTTTAAATTTATAGAATATTTAAGTGATATTTTTTGCATTTCCTTAACCATACGCTTATACAGTTCCGTTTCTACCTCTTCGTCCCAGAGTGTTTTTAATTTTCTGGATGACATATTTTATATACGTCACTATTTTTTAAGCGTTTTGAACATATCACTTATTTTCGGCTGTCCTTCAATTTCAGCCTCTAGTTTTTTCTTTGGACGTCGTTTTGGTTTCACACGCGTTAGAAGTTCACCAAATATCTCTTCTTTCGGATCTTCAAAGAGTGGTTCAATTAAATCACACACGGGGTTTAGAAACTTGTTTATAAAATAATAATTATAATCAACTTTTAAATTATTGTCTTTTGCGTATTTTGGATCTTCCGACTTTTCAAACGCCTTTGCTTTAGGATCCCCCGTATCGAGAAGAATATAAGGTACGCGATCACCCGATTGTGGTTCAGAACCTGGTTGTCTTTCACGCATTTTTCGTACAACTTGAACATGAGCTTGATTAATATCCTTAATATCGGGACTATTAATAGAAACCGCGAACCCTTTTGATTTATACGAATCTGATAAACCCTGACTCAAAATTAGTTTTTCGTTAGGTACATCACCTTCAATAAGTTCAATAGCCCTTTGTAAAGCGAGTTCTTTTGGTGGGCCAGTATCACTACTTTCTAAAACAACATCGAGAAGTTCTTTACATACTTCACGCATATGAGGTGTATTGTCCCTTCGTACCAGTTGAAGTCCTTTGACGTCTATGTAATCCATGTTCATATTACCATCTTTACCTTTTGTCCAAAGTTTTGCCGCATACCGTTTCTTTGAATATAAGAAATATGGGCAATATACTTTTTCAAGTTCAAGGTTGTTCGGTGCTTTGAAGAGTTTAGTACACTCTTCCGCAGCGCGTTCACCTATTTCCCAACTATATTCAATTGCTTCCTTTCCGGTACGATTTCCCACATCAAATTCAACCATAACTGAATCTGTGTCACCGTACCTTACCTTTGATCCCGGAAAATTCTTTTCAACATACGCTTTTGTTTCATCAATCATACTCCGACCTTTTAGAGTTACCGTTGAGGCAATTTGTACACATGGTAACATACCTTTTGATGCACCTGTAAATCCATATACAGAGTTCATCGACACTTTATACGCCAATTGTTTACCATTATACATTTCTTTCAGGGCACCAGTCGATTGCGCCATATCTTTTTTAGCTTGTTTTCTGAACTGTTTTAGTTCTAGAAGAATACTTGGTAAAAGACTGGGAACATCTTGTGCAAACTTGTAAAATCCAAACGTTTCGTATGTTACACCAGGTATATTTTCATATTTGGAATCCATAACCATCGATGAATAACATAAATTGTGTGCCATCATAATTGATGGATATAGACCTTCAAAATCCAGTGCTGTTATTGGTCTATAATAGGCGCCTTTCTGTGCGTCTAGAACAGTTGCACCTTCATACCCATCCGCAGAATATTGCCCCCATGATATAGTTGGAACCATAAACCCCATTTCACGCGCCTTTTTTGTTAACAAACTAAACACTTTGATTTGTTGTCCTCTTTCGACTAAATAACAGAGGGGAACCCACGTCGCTTTAGCCATCTCAAGAAGATTAACAAGTATAGATAATTTTGATAACAAACGATGGGGTAACAATGTATCCTTAATACAATATTCGGCAACCTCGCGTAACTTTACGGGGTCTTCTTCGACAAAACGCGCAAACATTTCTTTTGGTGGCATATCAATTTTATTGTCACCGAGGTACAGTTTCGAAACATTATCGAGTTTATACGAATCAAGTTTATACCCTTTTTTAACTTCATGAAATAGATCGAAAATAAACCGTCCAGGCATAGGTAAAATCTTAAGTGCATTGTCTCCAAGTGCACTCGACGATAGCTTCTTATACACAAGTTCACATGAATGGTTTTTCATTTTACTCATTTCATAAAAAGTTTGATCACATTTTGTCATGACCGCACGTTTCATTATATATTCTAAATCAAAACCAAATATGTTCCACCCGGTTATAATATCAATATCCTTTTCCATGAGGTACTCCTTAAATGCCATAAGCATTTCGCGTTCAGTCTCGTAACTCTTAATTATACTCCCTTCCAGATTTGAATCCGTTTTTTTATAACAAAAACACGTTTTATCATACGGTACATCAGAACCAAAATGTGTAAGTGATACAGCAATCTGGAAACATGCATCATCTTTTACATCTGCATCAGGAAACTTACCCGTTGAACTATTACATTCAATATCCACAGACGCGACTACAAAAGGTGCAGTTTCTGGAATATCAACTGGTTTAAGAGTTTTCCAGTCGTTACAGAACAGATCTATATTAACGTGTGCTAAATGTGAGCGTACACACGTATCTCCCGAATCCATCCACCCAGTGGATTGAATGTTAGTTCGGTGCATTAACCTCAGAACAGGATCCAGATTTGATTCATAGACTTTATATTTCATAGCTTCATCGGGTAATGTACGTTTCAATCTTCCATTTACCATACGTCGTGCCGCGAGGTTCTTAAAGTTTAATTGCATAAAAATAAATTTTTCATTATTTTGGAAACCCCAGACATCTTTAGATTGAACAATATCGTAACTTACCAAACATTCAGGACATACTTTATCAATCTTTGTGTATAAATTACGAATATCCATTTGTGACGTTTTCTTCGGGAGTTTCACGAAGAAGTATGGTGTAAAACTGGTCGTAACACATACAGACTTACCTTCGTTTGTTTTACCAAAAATACTAATTAAGTGTTCGTCTTCCGTGTCTTGTGTTTCCCAGGTCAATACTTGGAACACGACCATTTTTATCTTATTACGTTAACGCCCGATTTTTTTAATATAGTATAGTAGTAAATATGTCAGCTGCTTTGATTGATCTCGTCTCAGTCGGTGCCCAGGACGTCTATATCACAGGCGATCCTCAAGTCTCTTTTTTTAGACAAAACTATAAACGTCACACAAACTTTTCGATAAAACCAGAACGTATGGATTATATCGGGACGTTTGAATCTGGAAACGAAGTTTCCATCCCTATCAAATCGAAAGGTGATCTTTTGAGTTACGTGTGGATTGAAAATGCCAATATTAACAATAATAATCACGACCATTCTATTTTTAAATCCGCGAATGGGACATCAGATGAAACTTCACCAACTGAATTCTCTTTGTGGATTGGTGGTCAAGAAGTGACTAAACTGGATTCACTTTTTATTAATACCGTACACAATACTTTGTATAACGAATCTTCGGCGAAAGCGACGTGTGCTTCGACGACTCAAGACGGTGGTGATAATGTTTCCACCGGTAGTTACATAATCCCATTCTTTTTCAGTGAAGATTGGACGAAATCTTTACCACTTGTCGGTCTTCAATACCACGAAGTTGAAATTAGAATTAAGTGTAGAAATGGTACATTTACTCCAGGTACTAGACCAAAGGTATACGGTTCGTACGTGTTTGTCGACACAGAGGAACGTGAATTCTTTGCGAACGGTGAACACGAACTTCTCATTACACAAACACAACACCAACCAATGTCTGCTTCCGATACGTCGATTGATTTGACCTACTTTAATCACCCAGTAAAGGCCGTTCACATAGCTGCAGGTAATCACTTGAATACGTCATACACTTTAACTGATGCGTCTATGTTTATTAACGGTGTTCCACTCTTTGAAAATATGACACACGAATACCATAGAAACGTCGTTCCATCGAGACACTGTTCAGTTCTTAATAACACGGTCGATTCTGAACAAATATATACATGGCCATTCTGTCTTACCATGAACAAGTCTCAGCCAACGGGTACCTTGAACTTTTCGAGAATCGATAACGCGAAGATAAATATTGATTACACTGGTTCTACTACAAATGCAAACATTGATATGATTCGCGCGTATGCGGTCAACTATAACATTCTCAGGATTAAGAATGGTATGGGTGGTATCGCATTTGGTAACTAAATTAGTTCTTACCCGAAGATCCAAAACCTCGTTCGCCACGTTTTGTTTCTTTTAATTCATCAACTTCCTCAATAAGTGGTGTTTCACACTTTTCCAAAATGAGTTGGGCGATTCTATCGCCTTGTTTAATTTCGAACGGTTCACTCCCGTGATTAAACAAGATAACCTTCAATTCACCCGTATAGTCCGGATCAATAACACCGGCACCCGTTTGAATACCGTGTTTTACACTTAAACCTGATCTAGGCGCAATACGACCATACACACCCTGTGGGATCGTTGCACAAATACCCGTACTTACAATACCACGTTCACATGCATTGATCGTCATGTTTTCCATGCTATACAAATCGTA